AAAGGCACAGCCTTGGACAGCTTTGCTCAAGGTGCGGTGTGGGCAGCAGATCAACTGAAGGGGCGCAACAGATGAACAGGGTAGTCAAAAGTCGCACCATACCCTACGGCACCCTTGTGGGCGCAAGTAAGAAACTGCTCAATGCGTACTACTCGCACGGCTACCTACGAGATGAGGATATGCCCGAGTTGCCATGCGTACCACTAGAGGGAGAGTGTGTTGATCCCTACGAAGAATTGTTCAAGAAAGAATTGATTGCTGTGGTTCAAAAGGCGTTGGAGACTTTGACCCCAAAAGAAATAAAAGTTTTGCAAATGCGGTTTGGTATTGGTATGACACAAGAATACACACTGGAAGAAGTTGGTGTGGTGTTTGATTTATCCCGTGAGCGTATCAGGATGATTGAATGGCGAGCGCTGCGCTATATGAAACACCCACTACGCTCAGACAAACTTAGAGCGCTATGCAACAAGGAGCAGACATGATTAAGCGAGTGTTTGAAAACGACAACTCAATGTACTACTGCACCCTGTGTAACAGGCCGTTTCAAGCAATGCATGAAGCCACTGAACATGCAGGGTTCTGCGGTCAAGCTGTGCCAATACAACCTACGTTTAAATCTTACACAACGGCGGCAACCTTTGAAGAAGACGATGACACGCAAGTTTATGCAGTGCCGTGGCAAGGGCTGACTGATGAAGAATATCAAGAAATATTGAAGCAGCACGATGGCGCAGGACTGCTTGCTTTTTACAACCTAGTTGAAGCTAAACTGAAAGGGAAAAACACTTGAGTTACATCATCGCATCACTGCCGCCGATCAAGTGCTTTGTAAAGCGCGAGTTTTTGTACAACGGACACAAGGGTCACGGCGAGCTTGAGCCGGCCATTTGGGTCAGCCTCAAAGCCCTACGAGGCCAAGTTTTTCGCATTGAGTCACTGTTGCCAGCTTACGGTGCGTTGTATGACAAGCTGCCTATCCACGCTTATGTCTGGCATGCAGACGCCGGTGACCTGCCAATTGACACCTTGCAACTGTGGGACTGTATGGGTTACCGTTTCACAATCATTGAGAAGATTGGCTTACGCAACCTTGGCGTAAAGTTTCTTGGCAAGGACAAGCAATGGCACTTTGGCAAGTACCTGTTCACTGTGGATTTTTGCGCCGACGGGCAAGACCTTGACACCGGCTTTACAGAGCAAGCAGAAGAGCACAAGAGCTTTAACTGGATCATGTTGGACAACGGCCAGTTTGCCTGCCAACCCAACAATCGATGCCTGTGGTACGACCAGAGCCTAATACCTTCTGAGACAAAATTCCCAGACTTCCAGGCCGCCAAGCAGATTTGGACAGTAGACGGCACACGCAAATGGAGCGCCGGAGATGACTGGTTTTACAACATTGAGGAGAAGAACACATGACCGACTGGCCTTTTCCAACTGAACTACCTAAGCCTTTACCGGCTAAGCCGATACCTTTTAATCCAGACAACTACGAGGACGCGCCGTGGTGATGTCTAAACAAATACGTGATGCCCTAGCCCAAGCCCCTGATGGCCTAACCGCCAAGCAGTTGGCGCTGATGTTGGACGCAGAGCCATCAGCAATCAACAGATCACTGACCTTGATGCCCGACACTTATATTGACCGCTGGGAGAAGTCAAGAAGCAAGTACGCAGCGGTGCATTGCCTAGCGTTTGTGCCAGACGATTGCCCACACCCATGACCCCTATTTTTGCAACCTGGGACCGGGCGACTCTGGACAAGTTTGCTATGGATGCATACCTGCGAATGCAAGAGCAGCAGGAACAGCTTGAGCAAGCACGCTTAAATCTCAAGGACGCCATTGCAGCGTACCGAACGCTTATAAAAGAACCCCGCCGAAGCGGGGTTGAAGATTGACAACTGCGTCAACATTCTACTTTGTTTTGTTGCGGTTTCTCAATGCTTCTTCAATATCTGGCCCTTCAATTGGGGATGCATCACGATCTTGCAAAGCCCTTTCAATGTCGGTGGTAGGTGACATGATGTCAAACGCCGTAGGTGCTGGTGCCGTATTGATTGCGCTAGCCGTTCCAGTCACAGTCCCGGCTTCCCCTAGTGTAGCCCTGAACTGTTTAGGTGCTTGCTTGGCCGCATAGGCTTCAATCATTTGCACAGCGGCAGCCACCTCATTTGGATCTTTGGCCATGAGCATCTCAGCCATCTTTTCAGCACGTGCTTTGGACATCTGGCCAGACCTGATTGCACCCATGACCAGGCTACCCAAAGCCCCGTCAAAGTTGCCTGTGGCTGCTTTTGCTGCGCTTTCAATCATGCCTGTATCTTCGTCTAAAGACGCTTTAAGGTCTAGGCGTTTAGCAGTTTGCGCCCCGCCTAAAATTTTGTTTGACTCCTTATATAGCTGGGACTCACGCATAAGCGCAGCTTTGTATAGATCAAAATCAGCAGGGTTGTCAAACAAAGCTGCCAATTTCTTTTGCATGGGCTCAGAACCAATAACCCGCTGTGCACTATTTGGTTCATTGGTTGGCCCCATAACTTTTATATAAAGGTTTTCAGCGGCGCCGGTTCTAAACGCATCCTTTTCGCCTGAACTCATTGCGTCAAAAATCTTCTTGACTTGTTGATGGGCAAGAGTGTCAAACTTTTCTCTGCCTAAACGCAGAGCGTCCAAAGTCTCTAAATCACCAGCGTATGTTTGTCTAGCAATTTTGTAATCCGGCGCGTTTTCATCAATCGCATTGACAAACTGCTTGCGCAGATCCCTGAGCGCTGAGGCTTCTGCCGTGCTCATACCTTGGCCACGGAAGCCAGAGTCAATCGTGGCATCAATGCCGCGTTTGATGTAGTCCAATGTCCGTACATCTGGCAGCTTGACTAGATCCAATATCTCAGCACCGCTGGCGTCAAACCGCCCCGATGGTTTGTAGATTTCAGGCAATGCAAACTTCAGTGGATCTTCACCTTTGAGCTTTGCTGTTTGAGCTTCAGTGTCGGCTATGGATCGTGCTTTATCAAAGAATGCTTTAAATTTTGGGTTTTTGAGTACTTCGACAATCCTAGGGTCATCAACGTCACCATGTGCATATGCTTTCTCGTACAAGCCTTTTGCATTATTTCTGAGTTGTGCAGTCAGGCTGTCTTCCATGCCGTAGTAGTCAACTGGCTTTAGTGCAGCTGTTGTTTGAGCCTTAACGCGGTCTCTTGCGCCAAGTCTTTGGGTTGTCAGCGCATTTTCAATTGCGTTACTACCCGCACCAGCACGTTGAGCAACTGCTTCAGCCAGATCCCTGAGCGCTGGGTTTGCATTGGCCATGACCGACGGAACGCCTATTGCCCTATCTTGTGCCATCTGTGCTTCAACATCCCTAGGATTAACTTTGGCTTGACGCATAGCGTCATTCATCTTTTCTAACGCCCGATTTTGGACAACTTCAGGGGTTGAGAACAAACGCTCCCGAAGCCACTTAAGAGCGCCACCAGTACCGCGTAGGGCTATTGGTAGACCAACACCTAGCCCACCTCCAATTAGAGCACCAGTGCTTGCACCGTTTGCACGGTTGTCCTCAGTTGCCGAGCCTGCACCTGATACGGCTCCAGTTGCTGCACCTAGTGCCCCTAGCCGCATTAAACCTGCCGGTTGCATGCCGGGCACAAACATCATACCAACACCTGGGGCAGCGCCGCCAACGAACTCAGACACCCCTTGGGTAATGGGGTACTGCTTAGCATACTCGCCATACTCGCTGCGTATTTGTGGCAACAAAGTCTCGTAAGACTCACTGCCCAACTTTGACCGCAGCCAAGCCTCAGCCTCGTCACCCCAACCCATGCCAACGCCTTGACCTAACACCGCACGAGCAGTGTTGAGGTAAGGGTCAACTGACCTCTTCCCTAACACAAGATCAGACAGAGTTAGATTTGAAACTTTATCGCCCATTATTCAGTCTCCCCTGCAATTGCTGGGGTCGTAGTACGATAGACCCCTGAAACAATGTCTTTGAGTCTAGCTTTATGCCTAGCTTGTGTAATCTTTAAAGCATCGTAAGCATTAAGCATAATCAAACTTCTTTCTTTTATACTCTTGCTTTCCAGTCCCTCAAGACTCAACAAAATTTTGCGCTCGCCCTCAGTTGGATTGCCGCCAAATGATGCCCTTAATTTCTCAATGGCACCCTTGCTCAGCAAGTTTTCAAGTTCACGGGTTGCAAGAACTTTTGGATCTTCACGGCCTGCAGCCTCAAGAGCTTTCCGCTGTACGGTGTCAATAACCGATGTATCAAAAGTATTTGGATTAAGCGCATAAGCACGCTGCAAGTTTTTAAGTGCTTGTTCTGTGCTTGCAATCAAATCTTCGGTCTCAATTTTAAGTTTCAACTCAGGTCCAGACAGTTTGGCAGCGTTTGCTTTTTTCGTAGCTTGATCCGCTTCAAACTTTTCTCTAGCAAGTCTTGCGGCCTCATCGGCCCTGCCAATAGACGCTAGACTTGCTTGAGCAGCAGCCGCAGAAGCATCAACACCTGCGGTCAGCCTCTTAAACTGTTCGTCAGAGATTGCTGTTACGCGAGCCTGATATTTTGGAGTGCCTGGAATCAAACCTTCGTCTTGTGCTTGCTTTCCTGCAGCTGATTGGGCTTCGCCGGATTTGAAATATTCCTTAATCAAATCACGCTGAGCGGCTGCTTTCTCTTTCATCTCTTCGCCTGTCAATGCTCGCAGCGCCGTGACATCTTCTCTTGCCGCAGCCATACCCGCCTTGGCACCTTCTAAGCCAAGTTGCAGTCTGAGTGCTTGACCGGCTTTGCCTGCCAGCCTCGTCTCTTTAGCTTGTTCAGCCATGCTCTTGTTGACTTCAGCCAGGCTTTCAAAAAAGTTACCTGTTTTTGTAGGTGCGCCAAATGCTGCAGCAAGCCGGAAGTACATCTCAGCGTTCGAAGGCTTGTTGTCGTCTTGGCCCTTGATTGCGTTCGTTAACATGTCGTTGAAGGCTTTTGTTTGTGCTGTGGCCGCAGCCCTGGCAAGACGCAACTCATCTGCATAGGGTGACGCTTGGGATTGGTTTGCCAGCAGCATTTTCTGCAACATAGCCATAGTTGGGCTCATTGGGCTTGTGGTGTCTTGAGGCTTATCCATAGACAACCGACTTGCCGAATCGTCGGCATACTCAGGCCGGATGTTAACGACAGGGTTAGCAATCTTGTTTGCAATTGCGGCCTGTGATATCAAAGCCATCCGGTCTGCACCGGGGTCAATGCTGCCCTGCACAAATGTAGGGGTAAAACCCGGCCTTGCGTATTTTGCTGCTAAGTTTAATAGTGTTTGGTCTACCGCAGGGGGCGCGGCTTGGGCCACCACAGGGGGCGAATAACCTGGGCCAGTTGCAACCTCATTAGTCTCACCATAGAGCCTGGGGTCCAACGGGCTATAACCCTTACCTGTGGCAACCTCATCAGTTTCACCATACAGCCTAGGGTCCAATGGGCTATAGCCTTTACCCGTGGCAACCTCATCAGTCTCACCATACAGCCTAGGGTCCAACGGGCTATAACCCTTACCAGTGGCAACCTCGTCAGTTTCGCCAAAGAGTCTAGGGTCTACTGGCCTAAACAATGGCGCCGGTTCCCCAACTGGGGGTGGTTTAACAACTACTTCTTTCAACGCTGTTAACGGTGATGCATTGGCGATAGCTTGGCTGATTTGTCTAAGCGTAACTGGCACCGACTCCGGCATTGGCTGAATCAAGTCCCCGCCAGATGGCATTGGTGCTTCAGGCATAGCTGATGCTATTTGTTGTGCTACTAGACTTTGCGGTGCCGCTTGTAGCGCCAATAAATTTTCCGGAATTGGCACCGGCTCTGTGAGAACTTCTGGTTCTTCTTGAGCACGCCTTCTCTTTATTTTTTCATAAATCTCTTCCAATTTACTTTCAACATCTTCTCTCTCATAAAGCGATAATTTTCGACTGGCCAATATAGCGGCCAACTTTTCCGCATCTTTAAAATCTTGACTTGGCTCAAAATCATCAACATCCCCGCCAGCTTGATAGTGGCGAACCGCACCACCATGCGCGTAGCTGCCTATGTAGCCGCCTTTGGCACGGTCATTGGCATTATCATTTGGCCCGGCACCTAGGCCACCCCCTTTGTTACCGTTACCATAGCCACCAAGAGCGGAAGCTATTGCGGATACTCCTGATGCATAGTTGTCTTCTGCTGCATATAGCGCTTGTCTATCCCTATCAAATGCCGAAAACGCTGCAAGGTTTTGAGCGTTTTGCATATTGCTTTCTTGGGCGGTCAGTGCCGCATTTGCCGCATTTGCGTCCATGTAGCTTCTGTCCTGTGCGGCGTAATCTGCTTCGGTGGCATAGTTGCCAAGAGCCGTTGCTTCAGAACCCGGCCCAATTCCACGGCCAAGCCCTTCACCCAGACCATCACTTCCATAGCCTCCCACACCCGCGCCTTGCGCCGCCCCTGCACCTTCTCCGTAGCCATCACCAGCAGCATCACCAGCAGCATCACCAGCAGCATCACCACCAGCATCACCGCCTTCATTAAACCGTTTAACTCTATTGATGCCCATGATGCCACCATGCGCGTAGCTGCCTATGTAGCCGCCGTGGGCACGACCATCGCCAGTGCCATCGCCACCGTCAGCGGGGCCGCCACCGTCAGCGGGGCCAAAACCACCATCGCCAGCACCGCTGATGTTGCCTGCAGCAACACCAGTAGGGCCAGAAGAACCTTGATTAGGGCCACCCGGATTGCCAATATCTCCAGCTTGCGCGGGGGAACCTCCCGTTGTTCCGGTATTCATTCCTGTTTGGCCGGTGTTTGTATTTGTGCCTGTATTTCCAGTGTTTACATCGTTAAAACCCATGTCGCCAATATTAAAAGCATTTAACCCTGCGGTTCCCTTTGCAATGGCTGCTTGTTTTGCATCTTTTAAGCCTAGAAAACCTAATGCTTTTTGACCAAATTGTGTAACCGCTTGAAAAGTAGGATTGTCATCATAAAACTGAGCTTTTTGTGCGTCAGTCAGGTCATCCCAACCGGGGTTTGAACTTTGTCCACCCTCCCCACCACCAACGTCAACAGGTAAAACATACGGCGTAGTCTTTGGCACAGTTTGAAGAGTCGGCGCTGCGGTAGGCGTGTTGTAGGTAGGCTGCTCTAAGACTGTTCGTGGCGTAAAGATAGGATTAAGTTTTGGCCGACCATCTATTTCAGTTTGCGCAGAACCTCTAAACTGAGCGTACTCCTCTGGAGAAATCATGTCCCCAAATTTACCTTTCCAATATGCCAAGCCGGCAGAGTCTGGCAAGCGCCCCAACACGTCTTGGTACATCTGGGAGTATTGGTCTGTAAATGCGCCGGTGCCTGGACTGCTCATGGCTCCTCTTTGGAACTGAGGCGCGTCGTACAACGAGGTGTTGGCCATCCGATTGTTGTATTCGGTTGAATAAATCTTGTACTTTGCTTGATCTGAGGTGTACAGCGGCATGTCTGCGTTGTACTTGGCCAGCAAAGCATCATAGTTTGCCTTCTCCATTGCACTCGCTCCGGCGGCCAGATCAGTTGGCTTCACCGGCATCTGCATTCCCGAATAGGTCAAAGTTGGCGTGCCAACACCAAACTGCTGCATCAATCTGTCAAGTTCATAGCCCATAATTTGACCTCAAGTTACTGGTTGGCCTAGCGCGTTCAAGCCTTTGTACGCATACAACCCGGTTGCAAGTTGCGACAACGGCGAAGCAGAAAACGTGGTTGTAGCGCCGCTTGTGTTTGTTGTTTGTGGCGTGATGGGTGCCATGCCTCTGATCTGCGTGCTGAGAAAGTCGGCTTGCTGTTTAGGATACAGCTGCTGATTTAAAAACTGCTGATACGCAGCGCTAAGCTCGGCTTGACTTTGCCCACGTTGGGCGGCCCCTGCCGCTTCTAGGCTTGCTGCATCGGCTGTCTGCATGCCTTGACGTTGTTGCGCCATGCTGGCCATCTGGTTCAGCGCCGACATTTGCCTTGCAGCGTCCGTGCTAGCCAGTTGGCCTGCAGTTGCGCCAAGCGTCCCATACTGACCGGCAGCGCTAAGACCTTGCGAGATTGCCTGTTGCTGAGCACCGGACAGCGCCTGGCCACCAGAGAGCAGCATCTGCTGTTGAGCTTGGGTCAAGTTGCCAATGTTCTGGCCAATGTTGCTGATTTGTCCAGATGCTTGTAGCTTCCTTGCGGCGTCTTGTGCTTGGGCTGCTTGCACCGCTTGGGCCGACGACAACATGGCTTGTTGTTGCTGCCCTTGCATCTGTCCAATGTTCTGGCCAATGTTGCTAATCTGTTGAGATGACTGTATTTTTCTCGCCGCATCTTGTGCTTCAGCAGCCTGCGCCGCTTGAGCCGCATTAAGCCCAAACTGTTGTTGCGCTTGACCAGCCGCCGTTTGCGCTTGG